CCGTATCGACACTTGAAGGTTTCACTACTGATCTTCGGATACCTTAGTGGCAAGATAGAACTTGAGCTCTCCAAGGTTCGCGACGTTGTATTTGAGAATGAGGAAACGATTACCAGTTTCCTGAATAATCTGCACAGAAGCACACATACTCGTGGCTTTCGTGAAAATGTTGAGGTATTTGAGGCTATACAGACCTGAGATGGTCGGGCTTTCCTCCACACACTCGATCGACGTTTCTTGGTTCGCGAAATCACCTTCGCAGTTGAATTTGATTTCCTTACCAGTTCGGATGATTTCGATATAGTTTCCGATATTGGACATGTCTCGGCACAACCTCTGAAAGTCGATAGAGGGTAGGGTCGTCACAGTCGTCATCTCAACATCCGGAACCTCGATGCGACTCTCGTTGATATCCAACAGTTTCAGTTGGAACTTGGTGTTTGTCTTTTTGGTATCACTGGAAATTGTGATGTTCATATATTCCTTGCAGTTGATTTCAATCTGAAGAACATCATTGTTCGTGATTGTCTTGAGCAACTTGAATGTGTTGGAAATGTTAATGCCAGCGATGACCTCCTCCTGGTCGCACGAGTATTCTTCAAAATTATCAGCGGAGAGGAAGATGTCTACGAGAGATGTCCGAGCTGTGTCTAGTGTAACAATGAACATACCCTCCTTTCTGAAGTAGATGTTGACATCGTTTAGGATGTCTTTCAGTACTTCAAAAGTGGATTTGAAAGCAGCCGCTTGAATTGTAACTAACTTCATGATTACTGTTTAAACGCTTTACATCTTTAACTCTGTATATGGCTGCCCCTTGGAAACATCTTTGCTTATCTTTTCTTCCAACTCCTTCGTCATAGGTGGCTGTAAAGACTTTCCATAGTCGTCCAGTGAAAACATGTGAGCGTTGTCACCCTTTCCATCTAGAGAAGACATGCTGCACCCCATACCACCGATCGCGCTGTGGGATATCTCTTTCGCTGGGAGAAGGGAGTCCAACCAGTTTTTGATTTCGTTACCGACGAGGATTTTACCATTCTGTGTCAACATCGTGGGCACTCGGGTGATTTTATTCTTATAACTGGATGGTATACCCTGTGTATTTATGTTGTGGTAATGCACGAGTTGCTTGAGCTGATGATGCTGATTGATGTATTCAATGACTTCCATGGAAAATTTACATCTGGGACTGTAAATTAAAAGTGACATCTACTATTTCACAAGTTAAAATTCAAAAAAAAATTAACGCATACTTATAATATGAACTACCTCCTCGCCTTCATACTATTGGTCGTCGTGTTCATTCTGACCAACGAGAACGAACATTACGACTTGTTTGGATTCTCAGGATACACAGTTCCGAGGGAAACTCAGTTGATGGATCCCTTTCCTAATCTCACCGGATACGAGCAGGTGAAGAACGACGCGAACGCTGACCTGATGGAGAGCATTGTTCTCAAAACGAACAAAGAGATACACAAGAGGACTGGGATTTCAAATTACATCATAGAGACTACTTCGATGAAGAAGTTAGTCAAGGAGACAGCCACCATCTATGAGTGTCAGTTCATGACTGTGAAGAAGAATGGATTCTCATTTGGATTTTCCGTAGTTGTCTGGTTCATAGCGGAAGACAGAAAACCTCTGAAACTTTTAGCCATAAGATCACAACCTATAGGGTTCCAGAATCCTAATCAAACCCTGGGGTTCAACGAGAAGACAATGGGTAAGGATTTTATAGACTATAAACTTGTCAGGGAAAATCACATCCCTGACAAAAGTGATTTTGATTCGTCCATGTCTGTGTTCAGAGATCCGAACGCTGAACTGACCAGGGTGTATGTCGAGGAACCAGTGGGGGTGGATGTCCAAACCAAGCAGGTCAAGAATGAACTTCACGAATTGAGGGAGGACATCGAGGAGAATGTCAATGTGGCGAGGAAGAAGACGGACAACTTCCTACGCAACTTGGAAAATGATCCCGAACTCGTGAGGGGTCTCAAAAAAATTGAGAGAACAATCAAAAGTGGGTTTGAAACTGTAAAAAATAAATTGCAGTAAATAGTAATGTTAAGCATCAATGACGTGACGAAAATTGATGAAAAGAGGAAACGTATCAAGAAGGAGATATATACAAGAATCTATGAACAGTTTTCGTCTAAAATCAAACAGTCGGTCGAACTCGGCTGTAAACAGATATTCTTAACAGTGCCCAACTTTCTTGTTGGGTATCCAACGTTCGACAGGGGACAGGCTGCTCGATACGTGGCCAGGCAGTTTGTCCTCGGTGGTTTCACCGTGCAGATGATCAACGAGTGTGAGTTGTACATATCGTGGTACACCCCGAAGAAGAAAAAAGAGCGCACCGAAAAGGCTAGTGAAGATGATTTCCCCAATCTAATGAACCTCAAGAAGATGGCGAATAAATACAGGGGAAGTGCGTAGTAATTTCTGATTTTAAAAAACCCCTTAATCATAAATGGACAATTTAAACGTTCTCGTCGAAGCGAAGAAGGAATACCTCGGGCAGATGTGTTTAATTATGTGTCCAGCTATGATTGAAGTTTTTCAGGAAATGTACAATGAATCTGTGAAGACATCTAAGGGCAAACAGGTTTTGATCATGTTTCAGAAACTCCTGAAAGAGGTGCCTAACTGGTCGAACGCCATGTCCAAGAGGCATAGTGACAACATCACCGGACGCTGTGCGTGGTTTAGTGATCTACTGGCTGCCGTCTTCGTGGCGTGCACGAAGATTCTCTCCGCGGTCCGTCTCAAGGCGGACAACAAGAAGATTGCCCTCAAACTCCCCACTGAGGAGGTTTTCATTCAAACCTGTTACAACAACGCCGCGCGTGATCTCTACAAAGACCCTTACATCTTCCATGAGGAACAGAGTGAGTATGTTCGTGACGATAATCTGACCACGCGCTTCTCGAACTGTATCGAGAACACTGTGAAGGAACTGATTCCTGTCCAACAAATTCTCCAAACCTACATGTCCCAAGAGACTCGAGACATTTCCCTCGATGGTGACGTTCAGGATAGCACTGACCCCGAAGTGTTGGATGAGGGTGACGATCCGAACGCGTTCCCAGAGGGAGAGGGAGAGGGGGAGGAAGTTCAGGGTGAGGCGTGTGAAGAGCCACAGGCTACAGAGGAGGCTGCACCAGAACCCCAACTCACCGGTCTCGAGAATGAATTCAAAACCGTCCCGGGTGTGCAGGCTCCACCCCTCGAGGACCCCGAACCTGAAGAATATCAAGATACCCCACCTCAAGGTGAACAGGGTGAGTTCCAACCCAGGCCTCCCGAAGATGATGGAGTCCTCTTCGGTGACGCACCAGAGCGCAGGATAAAAAATCCCCGTTATAATTAAATGGAAGACCTGTCCAATTATTTAAGAGATCCCGTGAGCGCCGCTTTAATCGCGGCTGGTATCACGGCTGGTTACATTCATCTCAAGGCGTACCTCAACAACGAGGGTAAACTCGAGCTCAACAAATACACCAAGCCCGCGACCCTAAACGCGATTCTCGTATTCTTTATTGTCTCTGGTGGTATTGGTAAACGTGAGGCTATTTCAACCGAGCCTTTCTAAACTTAAAGATTAGATTTGTAAAACAAGTAAATGGCGTCTGTCTCTGCTTTCAATGATATGATGGGTCAATTTCTTGTGGAATTGCACAAGACTTTTCCAGATGAAAAGGGCATCAAGAAAATGCTCACATCTTTTGATGTGTTAAAATCCACCAACCCTCGCCTCGTCGTCGACGGTTTCATGCAGGGTGTCACCCCCTACGCTGATCAGATTTCAGCGAAGGATGACAAGTTTCTCCTCGAGGAGTGTTCTAAGATTGATTTTCTCAAGGATCTCGACCTTTCCTCCTATTGGGAGCGTATGTCTGCCAACACCAAGGAGGCGACGTGGCAGTATCTCCAGACTCTATACATGCTGGGCACTACGATCATGGCTCTCCCCCCAGACAAGATGGCTCAGATTGAGGCACTCGCGCAGGGTGTCGCGTCTCAGCTACAGGAAGAGGGTGGTGAGTTGAATGAGGACGCTCTTATGAAGATGATGGGTAGCATGCTCGGTGGTCTCGGTCCAAAAAAATAAACCTGGGCTTATACTAAATGAAGAAGGTTTGGTTCGACGATCCTCGCCAACTCGTTGATGATAAAAACTTTTTACAATTTTGGCCTAATTCTAAACAGACCCCAGAAGACCGAATCAACTCCGCTTCGAGGTTTATCATTTACGCTTCTGCCCTGCTATATTTAATCAGGCGCGATCCCCGTGTCTTTATCTTAGGCACAACTATTTTGGGTGTTATTTACGTTCTTTATAAGTCTAAGATGGTCAAGGAGAGCTACGGTGAGGCGCCCAGCTCTCCTGAGGCGACGTGCCAGAAACCCACCATGGATAACCCTATGGGTAACGTGTTGATGACGGATTACTCGCAGGCTCCCAACAGGCTCGAGGCGTGCTATTACCCCACCGTCAGGCCTCATGTCAAGAGGTATACGAGTGACCGGATCCCTTACGACAGTGGACGGTCCAGGACTGCCATGCCCAAGTATCTGAGAAACGCCATGGAGAGGCAGTTTGTGACGATGCCAGTTTCCAAAATCCCAGGAGGGCAAACAGAGTTCGCGGAGTGGTTATATGGACCCAAGAATGGTCCGATGTGCAAGAGTGATTCCAAGTTTTGCAACCCGAACGCCAGGGGTGTCCAACTCGATGCGTATTCTGGACTCGGGATGGATGGTGACAGAAGAGCCTAGAGGAAAATATCTCACGTTATAGTAAATGGCGTATCAGCTTCAACCTGGCCTTTCTATCGTTCAGAATAGCGGTGCTTTACCCTCCACAAAAGCTACCGATGAGGTTTTTGTTTATCCTCAGCCTGCCGGCCCAGTGAACTGTGGTGGGTGCAGGCCCAACACCATGCTTTACGGCACCGCCCCTTACAAGGCTGGTAAGGGCTCTCCCGCCCAGCACATAGATGTCAGTGATAGACTTCGTCCCCAGAGCACGACTCGCTTCAACAAGCACATAGTCAAGACGTATGAGAATGGATACTTCCCCCTTAACAATGTAGAGTGTAAGTTGCCGATTAGAACAATGCAGTATGAACCAGCCAGCACCAGAGCTGACCTTCAGAATGGTTTATTCCAGCAAAGATATCTTAATAAAAATGTTAACACAAAGTAAGAATGGCTGATCCCATTTCGCTTATGGCTGTAGCGGGTCTTGTATACGCTGGTCGTAACTTGAGCACGAAATCTCAACCACCAAAAGTTACTACCGAACCATTATTTGTAAGTAAACCGGCTGTCGTGGAGGAAGACAATTTTGAGCCACCTGTGGAAGTCTCTCACAAACGGGAAATGGCCAATTTCGGTGACATCGTCAACCAGTCTCGCACCAGCGGACAGGAAATGGCTGACATGCGAAACCGGATGTATGATCATGGACGGATGAACAATCTCTCTCCCATCGAGAAGGAGTTGGTCGGTCCTGGTCTCGGCGTTGGTCCAAACGTTCCCGCGACTGGTGGATTCCAGCAGATGTTACGCGTGAACCCCATCAATGTTGGTGAGTATAAGCTGACGACGCTTCCAGGCCGCACAGGTCCAGCCGCTGATATTACGGGTGGTAGAGGTGCGGTCGTTGGTCAGCTGACTCACAATAAGCCGGCGACCACCGCACACATGCCTACTCGTCTACCCTCGATGCCTGGAAGGGCTCAGGGTATGACCGGTGTTGTCCCACGTAACGAGCATGAGAGGACCAAGAAGACGACGAACCGCTCTGAGACTGGGTATCGCGGCGATAACTTGGGATTCAACGGTGCGAAGCGTGTCATCTCCGCCACCACCGCCGCCCAAGATCCCACCCGCTTCAAGAGTGATAACAACGGTGGCCAGTTTATGTATAACAACCAGCCCGCTCCCGGCATCTCCAACTTCAAGGGTGGATACACCAACACGGTCGCCGCTCAGATGAACGCGAAGAACAACGAGCAGCTCATGAAATACGGTTTCCGTCCCGAAGATAAGCGTGGTATGCCCAACCGTATGGGTAACCCCGGTCGCATGAACGTTCGCGAGAGTGCCCTCAAGCAAGGTGGCACGGTCACAGCCGTCCGTAGTGATACAAGCCGCATAGACGGACGTTTCAACGCCGCCAACGGTGGTTGGACCCAAAATTATCAACAGAAACCCTACCATCAGTTTAATGCCTACAAGGGTCAGAGTAACCCTCACACGAGGAGCCTCGATATCGCGAAGAGGCAGCTTCAGAACAACCCCCTCGCGCATCAGTTTTACCAGTAAAGTATTTACACGTAAACAAAAACACTCATTAAAATATTGTGCCTATATTTTAATGAAGGTTCATCAGTTGACTATAGACAGTGGTCAGAGGGACGCCTCTTTGTACCCGAACCCGAATGACTATGTCATCAACCTGGAAACTCCTATATACGACGTGTCACAGATTAAATTGGTGAGTGCACGAATCCCTACACCACAATTACCCGTATGTGCTACGAATAATACCATTCCGTTTAGAGCGACGAAACAAGATTCGACGGTAGAAGATTTTACCGTTAACATTCAAGACGAGCCGAACCACCCGTTAGTCACTGGACAGCAGATTGCAGCGGCTTTCAGTAGTATAGGTTCTGGCTACAATTTTCAGTTTTCATACGACGCCGATAGGAATAAGTTGTTGATAGGCCAACCCACGGACCCGGATGGGAATCATCTTCAGCAGCTCACATTCTTCTTTAAAACCGGACAAGACGGGTACGACGATTCGAGTTCGGAGCACACCACAATGCACCAGGTTTTGGGTTTTCTTCCCCTGGACGTGGACATAGTCGGCGGCGCCGCCACTGATTTTAGTACGATGAACTTGAATGGACCGAACTCTCTGGTGCTGCGTATATCGTCTGGACCTGAAAGGATGAGCCAAACTCTACCGTCCTCGGGACAAACACCCTATTATACGGGTCACATTCTCCTGGATGGAACTGACTTTGTGAACGTGAATGGTAAAGACGATAAGTTGACCCACGAGTTTCATACTGGATCCCTCAAATCAATCAGTGATTTACGAATTGAATTCTTCTACATGAGTCACGGTCGCCTGATACGATACGATTTTAGGCAGCAGGATCATGTCCTGAAATTTGAAATCGCCTGTTCCACAGACAAGTTGGAAAACCTGACTCCGATGAAAGAGGAACCGGTGGAGGAGGAAGAGGAGAAGGAAAAGTTGCCAGACATAAGCATTCCTGAAGAGAAGAATCTTTATGTATGGAAAATTGAATACATCTATATTACCCTGATCATTTTCACAGGTTTACTGTTGATCATGTCTATGGGTAAGAAGCGAGCTTAGCGGGTAATCGCGTAGACGGGCTGAGCGGGCTTGGAAACACGGCCGTTAACAGTGGTCACGATGAGGAAGATCACAACCGAGAGGAGGGTGGTCAGGAGAGCGGTGAGGACATACTGGGAGCCACCGTTCTTGGGGACCTTGACAATCTGGGTGATCGACCAGCGGACGAAGTCCATCCAGGACATCGCGGCGGCGAAGGAGAAACCCGCGACGATGGAGTTGAGGGTCTGGGTCTGGAGCTCTTGGGAAACGAGGTTGACGGTCTCGATAGCAGCGGACATTGTTTTATACAATAAGTTGGGAAAAAAATTATTCGAAGGAAAGTTTCTCTTTCTTCACAATCTTCTTGAACTTCTTACCTTTGATTTTTTTTGAAAATATTTCTTCATCATCCGAATCATCTGTAGAGCTTCCTTCTGACTCGTACTTCTTGAATTGGTCTTCATCGTTGAACGACCACGGCTCAGGCTCCGAGATGCTCATTATTATTAATAGCATTTTTTAACATCTCTTCTGTCGGATTCTGGGGAACCCAAGTGTCCCACGTGTCATACGCCTGGTTGATTTCGTTCAGAAGGGAGTCGTCTCCTGAATATCTGACAAATTCGGGACAGTCTTCGTGAGCAACCTCCTCTATCGAAGAGGCATCCGAGTCAGACTCATCATATATTTCGGGCATGGTGCTGCCAATCACCTGACCAACCCTACGCATAGCGCAATACTTTGTGGCGTATTCGACATCCTCTGGGAGGACGACGTCTCTATCACATCCCTTGGCGTATTGTCCCGCCATGATCATACTCTGTTCCAAAATGGGAAGCAAGATGTCTACCATGGTGCTGATGTATTCATTTGCCATGTCATCTGTTGATCCATTAAATCCTGTTTGCATCAGCATTTACAGTCTGTGTAGATACTTTTATCTCGAATAAAACGTTTCTCAGGATGAGTAAAAAAACTGGTATTAAAACCCAGAATAATACTAGAATGAATCTCCAGTTGAGGAAATTCAAGCCTGAATCAATGTCAGATGACAGGGTCTGTGTTTTTATAGGCAAGCGTAACACTGGTAAGTCTACCCTGGTGAAGGATATCATGTTTCATAAGAAGCATCTTCCTGCTGGTATAGTTCTTTCTGGAACAGAGGAAGGTAATCATTTCTACTCAGAATTTATTCCCGACTTGTTCGTTTATGGGGACTATGACAGGGACGCCATAGAAAGGGTGATGAGTAGACAACGTAAACTTGTCGGTGCCGGTAAAAAGAACTGCGGTGCCTTCATGTTATTGGATGATTGCATGTATGATTCGAAGTTCTTGAAGGACACGTGCATCCGTCAATGCTTCATGAATGGCAGGCACTGGAAGATCTTTTTCATGCTGACAATGCAGTACGTGATGGATCTGCCACCGGCACTTCGAGCGAACGTCGACTATGTCTTCATCCTCCGTGAGAATATCATTCAAAACCGCGAAAAGTTGTATAAATCATTTTTTGGCATCTTTCCCTCCTTCGATATGTTCTGTAAAGTGATGGATGCCTGCACGGAAAACTATGAATGCCTCGTGCTCGATAACACAGTCAAGAGTAATAAAATTCAAGACTGTGTCTTTTGGTACAAAGCAACCCTCAGGAAGAATTTCAGGGTGGGGTCACCGGACCTATGGAGACTTCATAAGAAGATGTACAACCCAAAACACGGAGATCTAAAAGAGGATGATGCCAAAAAGGCGACTCGTAAGACGAATCTGAAAATAACAAAGACGAAATGATTGCGTGTTTTATAATTTTTCAAAAACATAAGGGTATAATAAATGGCCACTGAGAACGTTATTACCATGAACCTCGCTGATAATGGGGATGGTATGGTGCCTTTGAATAATAATCCCACAACTACTTTCAGGCAGAATGAAGCGTATATTCAACCTGAAAAAAATATAAGTGAACATAAAGAGACGATGGATTCTACTCCCATTAATGACATTATGATGGAGCCCCCGATGATGACCGAAGAGCCTAAGATGCAGGGTGCTATGCCCCATATGACAGCTCCTAATCCCCAGGGTGCTTACCAGGTTCAGGCTGAGAAGCCCGCCAGCAAGAACCCCTTCAACCTCACCGATGATCAGCTCACCGCTCTCGTGGCTGGTTTCTGCGCAGCCGTCTCCGTGAGCAAGCCCATTCAAGATAAACTCGCGACCTCTATCCCCAAATTCCTTAACGAACAAGGGGGTAGAAGTTTAGTAGGTCTCGCCTCCACTGGTGCCGTGGCGGCCGTCGTTTTCTTTTTAGTCAAAGATTACGTCGTTAAAAATTAGATATACTGTTAGTCCTGGTGCCAGTTTCCCAACCCATGTTACTGTATATGGACTTGTCCATTCCAGCGAAATACGCGACTAAAGTTCCAAAGGCAAATGTCCCTGATAATAAGAGACCAAGTTTCAGTTTCTTATCATTAGACGCCCTGTTGTTCTTCATAGCCTCTCGCGTGTCAGGAGAAACTTGATTGATGAGATATACGAGGATAAATCCAATGAGGGTGGATACGAGGAAAAAACCGCGATCCACCGCAAGCTGAGGGATGTTCCCTATGGCGTATCTCAACACGTTAGGAGCGATCAGTGTCATCCAGAAAAGGTTAATCACGTAGCTCTTCGAAAACTGGGGGAGCACGAGCACGATGTATAAAGCGACCCAGTAGGCCACAGCTGTTGCCAGGACAGAGAGTGGTGTCTTCATTAAACTTAACTGAGATTATTTGTCCTGGACATGTTGACCACAGAATTCTTTCTTCTCGGTGACTCGCTCGTATATTCCTAAATTGACACAAATATCCCTGAGCTCCTCATAATTTTTCCAAAATTCTGGGGAATGAGAATACTCTTCGACTGTGCAATGCGCGAGTTCATGAACGAGCACGTGGAAAATCTCATTGGGCTCACCGTCTAGACACACGATTATCTCTCCCCCTTTGTTCGTATTCGTTCCAACACTGTCATTCATCCACAGTTTACCGGTGATCGGGATGTGGCGTTTGAGCATGTGAAACTTTTCGTTGTTCGTCTCTTTGAGATGCTCCCTGAGGGTTTTGTACTTTTCATTGACTATCCTCAAATTATCTGGTTGTTTCGTATTGTAAAAAATTACAATCACTGCGGTGAGTAACACAATCAGTGGTATGCTCATCTCTTATATACAAAGATAAATTTACTATACAACTCTGAAATAGGATTTCCAGTCAGACCTTCCCACATGATGAGCTTGAATCCCAGCTCTTCCATGTGTGTGATGAGCAAGTCTTTGTATGCCACAGGTTCTGCCTTGGGACCATCCGCGTAGTAAGGTGTGTCTGTCAGATTTACAAATAACTTCTCCCCAAAACCACCATTTCCATGATCTTTCAGTTTAAAAAAATTACCATCACTGTCCAAGTAAGGTGTTTTAAATATAATCTTTTCAGAATCGGGGATGATACCTATAACTTTTCCATCCGGTTTTATTCGCTTTTTGATTTCTCGTATAGAACTGAAGAAGAGTTCCCTCGACGCGAAGATGTAATGAAGTGAAAAGTTGAAACACACGATGTCATGTTTTCTGTTTGGACAGTCGTGGATGTCACCCTCGTAAAAATTCACCCTCATGTGCATGTTTTTGGCGCGAGACTTAGCCTCCACGAGGGCGCTAGGTTCTGGGTCGCACATATTGATGTTCGCCCCACACCTGTGCCATTTTTGAAGATCTCCACCAAAACCACAACCGACGTCTAAGATACTGTTACCCTGCTTCGTGACAGACTGTATCAAAGATCTCTTGGCCTCGTTGTGATTTTTTCGGATCTCTTCCATGGTTTTGAATAGAATCATTCCTTTAAGAGTTTACTTAAGTATAAAGAACTTAAAGTTTTGAATAGACTATTGGATATAATGTCTCTCACACAAGATTACACCACCGTTCCCGGGCAGCTCTTCGCGTGCCTCTCCGTTGTCGGACCCGAGGCTCCTCAGAAGAATGACAAGTTTGGAATTAAGATTCGTGGCGCGTTTGCCAACCGTGACGAGGCTGCTCATCACGCCAAGCGCCTTCAGAAGGAGGATCCCACTTTTGACATCTACGTGGTAGACATGTATAAGTGGCTTCTCATTCCCCCCGATCCCGCGGCTATCGACGATGTCCACTACACGAACGAGAAGCTCGAGGAGATCATGACTGGATACAAGGAGAACCAGTCGCAAGCCGCACGACTCTTCCAGGAGCGTAAGGATGCCATGATGGCGGGTAAGAATCATTTCTCCCCCGGTGATGACAACTCTAAGTTCTACACCAAGCCTGATGAAGCCCCAGTTTCTCACCCAGCCGAGGTTCTCGAACGCCTCAAGAAGGAGAAGCCAGACACTCCCATGGAGGAACTCGTCAAGGAGGCTGATTCGATCGTAGCCACAGAGATGGAGGAGAGACGTAAAGCGCGTGAGGAGGAGAATTCCACGCAAGCCAAGCTCGAGGAGATCACAGAGGAGGGTGAACCTGAGGTCACCTCTTCCGCGTAAATAATATATACATATAATAAACAATGATGGAAATTATTCTGACCGTTCTCTTGGTCGGAGCGTTCTTTATTTTGTTTTTTAAACCACAATACACTTTAAAAAACAAAAAGGAGGAAGAGGAGGAGGAGGAGGAGGAAGAGGAAGAGGTCACCGAAGAATCTTCGA